GAAGTAACATAAGTAGCTCTTTTTGCCAGTGCAGAAAATGGTACAAATAATGATCTACCATTTGTAGATCTTTGTGAATCTTTAGCAATCTGTTGTGAAATCTCTCTAGCAAAACCACTTCCAGAATTAGACCAATCATCTGTAAGAAGTCCTCTTAATCCTGATGTAATTTTGTAATCTCTAGCGAATTGCTGTCTTTCTTTTGGAGATAGCTGCTCTTCAATAGGTTTCGCAGTTTCAACAGGCTTTGCATCTATTCTTTCAAGAATTGCCTGTCTGCATTGATCAGCAGATGAACCATTACTAATTAGTTGTTCTGCTAAATCGTCAAAACCACGCTTACTACACATTGAAGTAATGTCTCTTATACGAGTGCGCTCTGCGGAGGCTGCTTTTTTGCTTGCCTCACTACGCACAACTTCTAAATCGAGTTGCTCTTTTTCCATAGTGGATTGTTTTGTTTTTGTTTGTTGTACGTCAGATGACGCAGCGTATACACGCTTATCTTCTATCATATCTTGTTTTTTTGCACTAGGCATAGCGTTATCGTCAATTAATCCTCTTGAAATACCAACATCTGGTGCTGCTGGCGATGCAACGACTGACACTTCATGTGGCTCCCATCTTGTTGCAAGAAATGCATTATTTCCATCTATTTCACGTTCTTCCATTTCTAAAATGCGATAACCTACGCTAATTGAAGATAAAATACCGTCATCTATATCTCTTTTAACTTCTTGAGCTTTAGAATTTCTGCTTAATTCAACAACTGCCCTTCCTTTTTTCTTTTTTTCATCTAAATATGCGTTGCGTACAATTCCTATAACTTGATCCATATTATGATTCCATAACACTGGTGCAACGCCACCATTTAATCTGCCGAAATCTATTGCACCATCCTCATGGCTTAATATTTCTGTACCAAAGGTACGCTCTACTGGAAACTCAGAACTAAAACTAAACTCATAAGTATTTTCTTGTTTTGATGTAAAAGATGTTTCACCACTACGTTTTAAAACTTTTGTAACACTTCTTAAAGAATCTATCTTAGTTAATGTGCTGAACTTATGACCTACCTGTACATCTGTAGCTTCAAATTCACCGTCAACTTCTCTAAAAACAGTGATTAATGCTGCAGGGTCATCTTCTGTACCATTAATTTCAAATTCAGAATTAGGTACATTTATTGTTCCATCCCTTTCGATGCGATCTATTACACCTCTAGCAATGCCGCCGCTTGCGTTCCATCGTACTGAATCACCTACCGATAATTCATCGGGTTCTGCTCTTTTAAGTTTTGCCATAGGATCATTATTTCTTAATTCCTTTATTCTAGCCGATTTTGCATCTGAAAAACTTTTGCCTGCTTTTCCTCCCCAGGCAGCCGCAGCTACTCTGCCTGCACTTGGGTATCCTTTTTCTCCTGGTCTGTAGCCTTCTGCTTCCTGATCTACCGCGTGTCTTGCATGCCATGCTGACATGTCAATTACTGTTTTTGGACTTAGTTCATCACCACTTAAAATTTGTGTTGCTCTTCTAGCTGCAACATCTGTACCGCCAGCCCTTCCTTCTTGTTTCCATTTTCTATATTTTCTGGCTTCATCCCTCATCCCTTTTGTTGGCATAAGGTCTATCTCTGTACCGTTAATAACTGCCACTTGAATCCTCCACTACGTTTTCGGCATCCTCGCCACTTGGTTCATCAGTATCACCAAACGGATCAACTGTATTAAGTGGTTTAAATTGTGACCCACCTGCTTTATTTGTAGCACTTGGATCTGTATCTAGAATAATATTCATATCATCAAGTTTTGCCAGTTCAGTTTGCCTTGTTATAAGTAATTCCTCAATATCACCACCTGCTTCACTTACGACATCAGTCAAAGTCTTAAATCCGCACCTTACTGCATCCTTCATACCTGCTATTTCTTTTTGTGGGTCAACATAGCTATATCCTCTACATACCCACCTAACTTTTTCATATACTTCTGGTGTTGTTGAATATGTAGGCAATGTAAGAACATTACTAAGTACTGCCATTTCTAACCAGTATTCATAAATAGGTTGGTAGAAAGTTTCTTTTAACATCTTTTGTATCGTACGCCAGTGATCCCGATCCTGTAACATTGCAAGTCTGCTACTGCTGTAGTTTGATTGTGAGTAATCAGATGATATAGCTTCAAAACTACAACCAAGACCTGATGCCATACTTCTGAGCATTGACCTTACAAAAGGTTCAAATTCACCATTTGCCTTATCTAAATCAGGTACAGATACCGATTCGCCTGGTGCTAAATATTTAAAAGTACCAGGTTCGAATGCACTTACACGCTCAAAATCAAACACTTCACCACCTGCATCCAGTTCACCTTCTGGACTTGTAATAAATCCCATTAATGCACTCGATGCTCTTTGTCCTACAACTGTTGCTTCAATATATCCATCAAGTTGGTGTAAATGATTTATAGCACTAGCTAAAAATGGCACTCCTCTATGCTGGCCTGGCCTTAGTGGTAAAAATAAATGTACTACATCTTTTGCAGGTACAATAATATGATTTTTCTGTCCTATCGTTTGTGAAAAGTTAGTATCACCAGGGTGTTTAGCAAGGAAAGCATAATTTACTGCCCTACCTTCTGGACTTAGTTCTATACCTAAACGCCATACATTCTTTTCATTCTGTTTTACACCTTTATAATCTTCATCTAATTGTTCTGCCTCTAATATTTCTAAACTAAAAGGTATCTTGCTACGTCCGAAAGCTTTTCTATGAATAATAATAAAACATTCTCCTGATTCAATCATTGATCTCACTGCTAATCTTTCCAGTTCAGAAAAACAAAGAACACCACGTATATCACAACTGTCTTTTCTACCCCACTTACTCCATTCTCCCTCTATAGCTTCATTTAATCTTGTATTTATAGTGCCACCTCTTTGCGATCTTATCTGTGCTTGTAGTTTTACACCTTGTCCTACAATTTGATTAGTAGAATATCTTATAGCTTGAGCCGCATAATTATTATTTCTTACTAAATCATGTACTCTTTTTCTTAATGTATCAATAGAATTTTTATAACTTTGATCAGGTGATGATAATGGAGTAACCCAACTAAGGTTAGTTCTATCGAATCTAGCACCAGAATACATCCTTTTTAACCTATTTCTACGCTTATTTAAGTCATCATTAGATGTAAATAAGCCCTTCCAAGCATTTCTTAAGCCCATTTAAGTCTCCTAAAAGCGTACATAGAGGTTTTTAGGGTCTCCTTTACCCTGACTTATTAAACTATACCTCTTTTCACTAAAAACTCTAGCTTGTAATTCAGCTTCTCTTGCTCTTAACTCTGGTAAATTAACACGTTCAAAGCTTCTATTACCTATAGAATACTTTGCTGCTTTATCGGCTACTATAGCTCTTATTGCTGCTGTTACAGCATCTAAATCCTTTTGTGTTTGCGTTCTGTTATCAATTGCTGAAGGATCACCAGAATATTGTAAAGACTGTCTTACTTCTAACTCACCTGTACCAATCTCAAAAACTTTTGCACCTTTAAATGCTCTAGCCGCCCAAAACCAATTCCCTGCATCAAAGTTTGCACTGTCAGTAGCACTAATACTAAACTCCCAACCTGTACTAGCTGAGTATTGTGTGCCTGTTGCAATATGGCCTTCTGATGCTGTATTAGTTCTTAAGAAATATTCTAAAGTCCAATCAGGTGCAGATATAGTTTCATTTATACCTGCTATCGTAGCTTCATCCACCCATTCAATAGTAGTACCAGCAACAATAATATTAGGTAAATCAGATTTAAACATAATTACCAAGAATTAACAAAGTTATTATTTGTATTTGGTTTTATTGTAGCTCTTTTTGGTTTCACTACCTTATCACCTTCATTAAATTTATTTTCTAATTGTTGCCATACAGTATTTCTATTATATGGACTTATATACAGACACATAGCAGCGTAAGAATAAACAAAACAATCTAAACATTCATTTCTAACATTATTAGGTAAAACCCATTGAGGTACTTGAAAACCAGCCCTATTAGTTTTTAATATCTGTCTTTCTGCTGTAATCTGTTTAAAATATTCTTCACTTGTATCTGCATGAAAATGTATATATCCGTCACTACCTATTTTATTATTTTTTAATCTACCCATTAATGTATTTTTTATAGTATCTACACCTAATGGATAAACAAGACCACCTTTTTTAATAGCTTTATTTATTTTTCTAAAATTTATATCTACTCTTGTTGGTCTACCTATTACAGGTTTATTTGCTTGTGATTGTCCTTTTATTGCAATGACTCCCTGAGCTACTTTTTCTCTTGTAAATTGATAAACCTCTGATGTATGTAAACCACCAGAGTCAATCGCACTCATAACAGGTACTAAACTTTTACCATTCTCATGTTCATATTGTTGATTAATAACTATCTGTAACTGTTTCCAAACTTCTGCCTGATGAGGGTCACCCCATAACTGCACATGATCAATTAAAAATGCTTCTTCACCTTTACCCCATCCCCAAGTGCTAACTTCTAATCTATCTATTTGACAGTCAACGCCTTGAGTAAGTAATAAAACACCTTCTGGGCATATACCCTGTCCATAACTCTCACATCTTTTTAATAAACCTTCTGCACTCATAGAACTTACATAATCTGTTTCAAATGTTTCTGCTAAACGTGTATTAACAAAAGTTTTAATTAATGGTGCATCGCCTTTTGCTTTGTTAAACTCATGCAACATTTGTTCCCACGACAGCCATCCCAATGGACTATAAAGACCGTTCAGCCTAAAGCCTGCTGTAATACCATCGCCCTCTTTCATTGCTCGCCATTCACCCATTCTCAACATTTTTGTTTTATTACTTTCATCAAATAAACCTTTACAATGTATACATTTATATTTAGGATTTTTTTCATTATCTTTCTGAAGTTGTTTCCACTTCAAATCTTGATACTCACCGCAAATGGGGCAAGGTACAAAATATAAACGTTGATCTGATGCTAAATATTCTGCTTCAATTCTTGAAAAATCTTTGATTGTAGGTGTAGATGTTAGTAAGATCTTTTTTCTACTTCCAAATGTTGTTGCCCTCTTTTCCGCAAGTGCTACAGGATCACCTTCACCTGATGCATCAGATGGGAATGCATCTACCTCATCACAACTTATATAGCGGCATGGAGTTGATCTCAGCCCTGTTGCTGAGTTTGCTCCTGTTATAAGCATCATCCCTCCAGGAAATTCTTTACTACTTAATGTATTTCCACTATCTCTACTTCTAGCTGGTGCTATCTTTTCATTTAGACAAGGTGTATCGCTTATCATTGGTTCTATTCTTTGTTTGCTTAACCTTTTACCGAGGTCTATAGTTGCAGCCACTAAAAGCATAGGTGCAGGGGCATGATCTATTACATAGCCAAGCCAACAGTTTTGTATTTCAGTTTTTGATGTTTGTGCGGCAAACATAAGAACAACACGCTGTATAGGACTTTGTGTTCCTAAGCAATCTAGAGGCTCTTTTGCATAAGGTACTCTTGAGGTGCGCCATTTGCCTGGTTCAGCACTAGCTCTACTAGACAGGATTCTATAACTATCCGACCATTCACTAACTGTTAAAGGTTTTTCTGGTTTTAAACCTGCAAAAAATCCTTCCTCCCATGCGTTCATTTTACTAAATTCCATAAAATAGCTTTATTGCCTGTAAAATTTTCCCATCTTTTTACTATAACATCACAATATTTAGGATCTAATTCCATTAAATATGAACGTCTTTTTGTATATTCTGCGGCTATCAGTGTTGATCCAGAACCACCAAACAAATCTAAAATAATGTCATCAATTTTTGTAAAATCTTTAATTGCTTTTTCAGCAAGAGTAACTGGTTTTTGTGTTGGATGTATATATGCCGCAGGTGCATCTTTGTTTATATCCCAAACAGCCATCCCACGTTTACCTTGAAATTGTGGTGAGCCTTTTACACAAAACAATGCCATTTCATAATCAAGAGCATATTGACCTTTTAAATCACCCATACCACCACCAGCTTTTCTCCAAATAATTGTTTGTTTGTAGTAAGTATTGAATTGTTTTCTCCAAATAGGATATACATGGTGTGAAGTCCAAATAAAAGCTGCTGAATTTTCAGCAAGAATTTTATATATAATTGAAGCTATATTTAAAATTTTATTATCATTTTTTATTTCTCCAAATTTCTGTTGCCAACCAGAATTGTATTTTACTCCATAAGGAGGATCAGTAAATACCATATTAGCTTTTTCACCTTTCATTAATTTTGAAATTTGCTCAATATTTGTAGAGTCACCACATAAAAGTTTATGTTTTCCCAAAATATATAAATCACCTTTTTTTGTATTTGGATTTTTAGGTGTTTCTGGTATGCTTTCAAGTTTTATATAGTCTTTTTCATTAAAAAAATTTGTTTGAAAATAATTCATTGTATTAAATTTTCTAATGCTTCTCTATGTTCATTAGAAAGTAAGTTATGTATAACAGTTGCATCATCTTCACCTGCTAATTGATGACTTAATCTATCTGCGAGATTTGTTAATGCTTCTCTAATAGATCTACCAGTAGCAAAACTACTTTTTTTTATTTCATCAACACTAACTAGCTGTTCTTTCTTCTCTTCTACGTCTAATTTTGCAAGTTCTGCTAAATAAAACTCTCTTTTTGCCTTACTTTCTGCAAAATCTGGTATTAAATCAGCAGGTAAACTATCAATTTTGTCTTTTAATTGCTTTTTTGTTGTAGTTTCTGCAATATATACATCGTTTTTATCCCATAATTGTAAAGCAATCTCTGAATTTAAAACTTCTTTTCCATTGTGCTTTACAATCGCCTTGTCAAAAAATCCTCTACGTTTTCTATCATAGATCGCTTGCCTTGACACGTTTTTTAATGTTGCTAGATCTGAAAAAGAAATTAAACTCATAAATATTTGTAAAGCTGCTTATCTATATTGTAAAGGGTGTAAAGGTACTTGTGAACTCCACGCTAAAAAAATTTCGAGCGCATGAACGACC